CGCCTGTTGGTACCCGCATTGGATGGCGAAGTGGTAATCGAGCTTGGCTATCTGACCGAGCAGCTCTTGCTCTTTGTATTTCGCCTGTTGGCGAGCAGCATATGTGCTATCGCAGTTTGCGAATATGGAGGCACACTCCGCAAGGATGAAGTCAATCTTCCTGCGTTTGGCAGGGTTAGTATAATACTGCATACTTGACATTGATTCCTTCATTTGTTGTGCTTGCTCCTGATTGCTCATCTGCTTGGTTGTGTACTTGGCGTTCTAATTCAAACTCAAGGTGTGCGATAGCCTTGCGAATGTCTTGGGTGATTGGGTTGTTGGGCTTCTTTCCTGCTCGCATCAGGTAGGTGAGGGCCGTACCTAAGTTGTAGTTGTCAGGTTGGAAGTCCATCACCACATCCTTTGCCTCGATGCCGAGAGTCTTGCCGATGTAGTAAGGTGGTGTCTTGCTCATTTCCTGTTGGTTTGCTCAAAGGTAATTCATCCCAATAGATGAAGATATGGTCATTCATTATTTAGAATCAGTATAAATTATCATAACTACTTGCGTATTTAAAATTTATTTTGTTTTTTTTACAAGTTAATAGTTACTTGACTTATAATATCAAGTTATAAGTTTAAAACCTAATATCAACTATCAACTTGAAATTAAGTATCTTTGACTTATGAAGTTAGAATTACAATCAGGTTACCTTGATAAGTTAGACAAAGAAAAGATGTTTCTTGGTTATCTCAAGTTCAAGTTCAATCAACTCTTGAATCAAAAGAAAACAAAGTTTGGTTCATCATTGTCAGTTCACGACTTAACTTTTCCAAGCCATTGCCCAATTCTCGGAATTGAGATTGATTACTTCAATGACGTGATTGGTGACAACTCTCCATCACTTGACCGAGTAGACCCTGATGGTGGGTATGTCGCAGAAAACGTAGTCATCGTGTCAATGAAGGCAAACAGGATTAAGCAAAACGGAACGCTTGATGAGATTCTCAAGATTGCAGAGTACATTAAGCAACATCAGAAATCTTAACTTATGGTCAGACCATTTCGTTGACGTCACCAAAATGATAAGTTGCGTTCTAACGCATCCAAATGCCTCAAGGTAGGTCAGTATACCTTTTGAGGTATAAAACCTCTCTAAAGGGCTTAAAAGTGCCTTAAAGGGGTATATTTACTCCGTCAACTTATCCACCCAACGCTTGAAGAAGTAGAGGATGGTCAGAATCAGAATAGCACCAAGCACCATTTGGTCGAAGTTCCAACCTCTGCGCTTTGGCTCTTGCTTGGTGATTAGTTTCGTTTGGGTCACTCGGATGGTGTCGGGCAAGCACGTAGCCTCAACCACGACCTTTCGGTCGATGTACTGAAGCTGAAGGCGAACCTTGTCTTGGTAAATCACGGTGTCCTTCATCACCTCCAACGTGTCGAGTAGGTACTTTGGCTCCGTTACAATTACCGTGTCTCGTACAATCACACTCTCGAGGATGGGTTGAGCAGAACGGCATCCACTAACTCCCGCAAGAGTCACACTCAGGATTGTCAATGCTGCAAGCAGGGACTTCCGTTTTTTCAAGTTCATTAAGCCATTCATCAAAGAGGGAGGTATTTGGTTTTGCCATTTAGCTTGACTGCTTTTAGTTTTTGTTTTCGGTTCTTGCCCTCTGCATAACTCACGTGAACCCACGCAGGTTCTACATCAGTACCAAACTCCCAGATGAGCTGGTCGTACTCCACGTTCCGTGATAGCCACTTGAATAGGACATCATTGCCTCCGTGAAACTTTAGGTCTGCTGCTTGAGCCTGCACGTGCTGAGAGGTCTTTGAACCTCCTACTTTCTTGTTAACCTCTAGGCTGCGGTACGCACTTGTCACCTGCAACGGCCCTAAGGCATCTCTCGCTGGTTGTAAGACGTTTTCTGCAAGCGAACGAAGGTTGGGTTCCAAGTGCTTCGGTAAAGCGTTAGGAAGGCCCGTATTCGTTTGGGTCAGTTCAGCGAGTGAGAAGTTCTTTGTCATAAAATGATATCCAGTTCGAGGATTGTCCGAATTACTTGCCCTGACCTACCGATTGTTTTTTGTAGTTCTTGCTCCGCTTGTTGCTGCTTGCACTCTTGGAATGCTTGCCTCGCTTCTTGCTCTTTGATACGTGACTACTTGTCGCTTGTTGCTTTGCCATCTTTCGGGTCTTTTAAGAACATAAGGGCGAACGCCCCCATCAAGAATGCAGATACCTCCGTGAGGGATGCCTTTTCATAGAACACCAAAACGAAACAAAGCCCGATGATAATCAGGCCAAGTATCGTTGTTTTGGGGTCACGCCAGATGCGCTCTATAATCATTGCTCCTTTTTGTCACGCAACCAATCCCTACGCCACTTCCATAAGGTGTAGGCTAACGATGCACCAAGCACCAATAAGCCCATCACCTGATGAACGTAGCTCACCAACAAACCAGCTCCCGTCAAAGACCAAGAGGTGATTACACTATCGGCAGTTTCTTTTGTCATTGCTCAACAGGAGGTACTGGAGGTTGGCAGTAAGCTGCCGTAGGATTCGCTACGCAGAACGCTTGAGCGTACTCCGTGTCCAACGTATAACCCATTGAAGAAACTCCAACGGGATTAGGCCACACGAGGTACTGATTAAAATCAGCAAGAGGCTCACCAACCCAAACGATGTCAATGCTGACCTTTGAGTTCTGCTTGATGCATTGGCCTTCGGCATCCCACTCGGTACATAACTTGCCCAAGTCTACAAGAACCGATACGAGGTCGGGGTTCCAATAGGTGTAGGTTTCTCCTTCGGGGTCGGTTCCCGTTTTCTCAATCTTCTTGCGAGCTGTTGCCCATTGCGTGGGGGTTAGCTCGTACTTGCGAAATGTTTGGCTCATATTAGTTGTGTTTAAAGAGTTGTGAGTGAGGCCAATTCTGAGTTGCTCAAGCGGGTCTTGAATAGTATGGCTTGGCTTACTTTATTTGTTAAAGAAGAACTTGAGCTTGGTAAATTAGTCAATGCAAAAGCAGACAATCCGCTCGGAATTGTTGTACTTGTATCGGTTCCTCTTAAGGTCCCGTTGACGTAAAATACTACATCGTTGTTTTTGTAGCCCATCGCCATTTTATAGGTTCCGTTTGCTACTGGCCCTACAAATATATCCGTTGTAACTGTTCCCGCCTTTACATAGGCACGCAGTCTGTCGGGGTTGTCAGCATCTTGACCAATGAAAATCCAATTATTAGTAGTACCGTCCGAAATACTGTAGTAATTGTATCCGCTTTGACTTTTTTCAAACTCAATAAAAATAACCCCCTCCGTCTGCCCAATCAAACTACTAATACCCGTCTTACTGCAAGCATCTGCACCCCTTGTCACCGCTGCTGCCAATGTGTTGATGTACGAGGTGGCGTAGGATGCGGCTTCAATTTGTGCTCCGTAAATAAATACGGATTGCCCAGAACCCACATAACCACCGCCATTTCCTAAATTGAATCCAATGAGTCCGCTTCCAGTTACGTTTGCTGCGGCCGTTGCGCTTATTCGGTACCATCCATTTCCATAATCTTGAATAGTACCCGTTCCGCTTGTTACTGTTCCGTTAATTAAATTGAATACGATTTGAGTAGAGGCAAAACCCGAAGCGGTAAAGTTTATAGCAAAATCACCTTTATCATCATTTTTCACGAAAATAGATGCGGTGTAACTTGTTCCACTTGTTACCGAAATACCTTGATATACTCGGTGCTGGGTGTTGTTTGCGTTGTCGGTTATTTTATCCGCATTCGTGTACCCATCGGGAGAAACCTCATCGTTTGCCGTTATGGTTGTGTTAGTTTTAGTCCACGCAGCATTATCAAAGTTCTCTGAGAACGTGATTAAGTTCGTCCGCTGGGGTTCCAAGAGAAGTTTTCCGCAGCCACCACCTAAATAGTCAATACGAGGGATGTTAGCCACTGGGCCTACGCTTACTGCTGCGGTAGTGGTCGGGATGTAGTCTGTTGCGATGTCGCCTACTTCCATTTGGTACGCTGAAGCCTCAAACGTCTGCCCAGCGTTAGCCGTAGCAAGGCGTGCCGAAGATGCCGAAGGAATTACCACGCACACCATTCCAGCCGTAGATGTTGCCGTAGCGGTTGCCGTTAAAGTAATTCGGTACCATCCGTTGCCTACGGAAGTAATGGTTGACGTACTGCCAGCGCCCGAACCTTTGGTCCCGTTTGTTAGGTCAAAGTTTTGGTATTGAACGCTTCCGAAGCCGCCAGTACCAAAAGTGAGCTGGACGTAGTTTGCGTCTACGTCTTTAACGTAATAGCTTCCCGTGTAGGTTGTGCCACTTGTAACGCTTGGCGCATTAAAAGGGAAGACGTATGCAGAAGCTACGCCCGAAGCACTGTAACGACCAGCGTTTGTTCCGCCAAAAGGGTCAGCTACTGCTGTGCTATCAACCGTTAGCTGTGCTGTTTGCCAGTTAACAATAAGACTTGAGCGCTCCAGCAAGTTCGTCCGCACCTTCTCAATAAACCCATCGGGGCCGACTCGGGTGGCGGTGGAGTTAGACCTTGTAAAGGCTAACTGACCATTAGCATCCATTGGCTTTTGAGCAAACAATACGCTTGTCTTATAGCCGTTTGGTGCTACAAAAAGAGAACTATCATCGTAGTAACTCATAAAGAGGTCAGTTCAGCGAGTTGACTATTGGGGATACGGGTCTTGAATACAAGAGCTTGGTTAAATGGTCGGCTTGCTGGAAAGAACGTACCTCCATTCAACAAAAACTGACCAATAGTCAAAATGTCAACCACTCCAGCAAAGGCAATAGAACCAGACGTATCTACTCCGACTTGCGTTCCATTAACATAAAACGCCATATCGTTCGTTTTGTAGGCTAAAGCCGCTTTGATGGTTCCCGTTGCAATAGTTCCCGTAATGGTTGCAATGTTACCGCCTGCCGAATTCACAAGCCCTTTAATGGTTGTGCCTTGCACTTCAATACCTACCGAATTAGCATCGGTGGTTTGATTGGCTTTGAATAAAACTTGAGTGGTTGAATCGCTATAATTGTATTCAAACTCAACAAAAATAGTTCCTTCATCTTGTCCTATAAGGCTTGAGATAGAAGTCTTCAAAGCAGCATCACTCCCACGAGTCGATGCAGAACCCAATGTGGGGATGTACGAGGTGGCGTAGGCTCCAGATTCAACTTGGGCTCCGTAGATGTACAGGTTGGTGCTTAAAGAGTTTGTTTCTGCACGAGCAGAAGTAGCACTACTAATTAAGGCAATGTTTACGTTGCCTGACAAAGCAGAACCCGTTACCATTGTACAACGATACCATCCGTTCCCGTAGTCGGTAATGGTTGTTGCTCCAGTTGTTGCTCCCTTATCACCTACAACCCCAGTATTTAAATTGAAGTTAGCGTAGTCAGTATTGACAAAGTCGGTGTATATCTGGATGAAATTATTGGTTCCCTTTTTAGCAAAAATAGAGATTGTGTCGTTTGCTCCGTATACTGCAATGATTTGTTGAATAATGTGTGAGCCTGATGAACCATTGCCAGCCAAAGTATCAGCATTTGTATATCCATCAGGAGAAGCAATACTATTAGCAGTTACACTAACATTTGTTTTTACCCACGCAGCATTATTAAAATTCTCTGACCATAGGCATACGTTCTGCCTCTGAGGCTCCAAAATCAGTTTCGGACAAGAACTATTAAGGTAGTCCAAACGGGGTACGTTAGCAACGGGGCCAACCGATACCGCTGCACTGGTGGTGGCGATGTAGTCGGTTGCGATGTCGCCAGTTTCTAATTGGGCACCCCAAACTGCAAGCGTGCCAACAAAAGACTGCCCCCTAACTCTAACACTTGTTAAGGATGATGCAGCTGTGTAAGTTGCCGTGACTCTTTGCCATTCTGTTGTCGGGGTAAAGTTTACCGATACGTTTGCAGCATCTACAAGACCTTGCAATCGCATATTTCCTGCTGTTGTTTCGCTTATAAGCTTGACGTAAACACTAAAGGTATAAGTTCCAGCACCCAATGAAAGAGTTTGTTCTACCCTTGAGTCAGAAATTGAAACGGTCATCGTTTCGGCATCTTGAGTACCATCGGGGCTAATTACAGCATTTGCCGTTACAGTTGTAGATACTTTATTCCAAACTGCATTGTCTATTTGCTCACTATACGGCAGCAAATTAGTCCGCACCTTCTCAATCAGCCCCGCACTATTGACACGGCTGGCGGTGTCGTTGCTACGGGTGAATGTCAAATCTCCCGTGCCGTCAATAGGCTTGACACTATACACCTTGCTTGTCTTCGTTCCACTTGGAATCATTACCAAGCTTGCATCATCGAAATAGCTCATCAGTTCAAAATAAATAGTTGGTCAATCAAGCATTGCTGCGATTGGATTGTTGCTCCGTCTTCGAGCATTCGGTCAATGTAAGTGTCAAAAATGTCGTAGAAGTTCTCCTCTCCACCATCTTGAAGCAACTGCACCAAGCAATTGTAACCCTCAAACGTGCCTGCGTTAGCAGCAACATACGTCACGTATTGGTCTACAATCTCATTGGCAGGAGCAAAGCAAGGAGGTGCGCTCTCGTTCTGAATAGAAATAGTCGTTTCATCCGCTTGGCCAAACCAAGATGAGCAGTAAATGATTCCCCAAGAGATACTATTTGCCATTGTCTTTCTCCTTTAAATAACTCCTGAGCTTGATGATATTGTCCTTCTTTGGTTCGTAGAGTTTCTTAGAGAACCCAGTTCGCCCAGTTTGAGTCCGTATCGGGGAAGACATCAGCATTTGAATTTAGATAATATTCAGGGAATGTTGCTTGGTTGTAGCTCATATAGGTGATGAAGCGGTCAGTATAATACTGCGCCAAATCACGAGCCTTGCCCACCAAGTAGTCAACTTCTAATTTGTCAGCGGTAGTGGAGTTCTCCGAGTTGTGCTTGAATACACCACCATTTCCAACTGTGTAAGCAGCAAACGGCAAATACTCCACCATTGCAAAGTGAATCAGCATCGGCTGCAAGTAGTCCGTGACAAGAGCCAAGTAAGGGTTTGCCAACGTACCTGCAATGATGTCATTGCTGATTTTGTCGTAGAGTTTCGTGCCTGTATAGTTTTGCAGGTGAATCTCCTGTGCAATCTTAATGAACTGAATGAACTTGTCCGTGTCCACGTTGCCGCCAATGGCGGTGTTGCGAACCAAGTCTTCTCTCTTAATCCAAAGTGCCGTTGCCATTACTTACGGGGGTTTACAAATCCTTCATTCGGCATATCAACGGGGCGAGTAGCAACCTTCTTATCGTTGGTCTCCAAGTCTACACCTTCACGCTTTGCCTTGTTTACAGTTACCTCTGCGTTTGGGTTTCCTACGTCAGGGGTTACTCCTTCGCCTTTTGCTAAATACGTTTTACGCATCCAAAAGTGATGGCATCTTGCTCCGCCCTTGTACAACCAAATAGAGTACGTTGCGGCTCCTGCTACACCGAATCCTGCGTTGACGGCTTGGCTACCCATACGCTCAATGTCCTCTTTGCGGTAGACCTTGCCTGCTGATACCATCTTCTTGCAGAACTCACGGCTATTGGCCTTCGTTACTTCAGGAGCGTAAGCATAGCGAACCTTGTAGCGTTTGCCTTCTTCAGTTACTCCGTCTTGGCTGCTCTTGGCGTTTGGGAATGCACTGCCTGTTGATGCGAATGCGTATTTGCTCAATGCCTGTTCTGCCTCGTAGTCAACGGGACGCTCATCTACAAGTTCCCATTCTTCTTCGTTGATTACTTCGCCTAATTGCTCCAACTCCGTGAAGACCGCATCAAAATGCTCATCAGTCGGCTCTTGGCTTGACAACTTCACGCCTGTCTCCTCCTCACGGGTTTCTCCATCCATCGGGGTGACAATCTCCTCCGTGAACTCAAGCGGCTGAAGCGTCTTGAAGTACAAGTTTAGGTTGATGTCGTTGTAGTGAAGGATGGTTTCAAAGCCATCAAGAATCACCTCTTGCTTTGGACGGATGACAATGTTGTCAAGCAGCGTAGAAGCCGTTTTAAGCTCATCTGCGTTGTTACCGAGACCTGTGTTATCTTTGATACCCAAAAGCATCGGAGAAACGATTCTATGGGCTACCATCAGCTTGCTTGT